GGTTGCCAAGCGGAGTTGAAGCGCCTGTTGTTCCCGTGGGTCCAGTTTGTGCGATTGGATTGATGTTAACCAGAGTGCTTCCACCGCCAAGGTATTCAGGTCTTTGCAGTCGTGCATCTGGTGAAGTAACTCCCCAGTGAGATTTAAGTATTTCTGTGTATCGTGTTCCACCGCGTGCGTCCCTTTCAAGTAGTTTTTGGATTTGAAATGATTGCCGAAGTTGGTTGATTGTTGCGGCTGTTGCGCTTGTCAGGTCGGCGAATACTTGGGGTACTGCCGATGCGCCTACGCCTGAGCTCATGCGCATAATGATGTCGTTGGGTGATCCTGCGTTGACGCCTACAGCGAATGGATATGGAACGCTTGCCCCCGATGTTTCTTTGACTGTTGATCCTGCTAGGGGGTTGACGACTGATGTTGCGTTGCGTCCTAGTCCGATGATTGGCGCGGTTGTACCCAGTGGTAGCGATACGCTAGCGCCTTTTTGTGGCCACGGTAGCGCGCTTGTGAAGTAGTCGTGTCGTTTTCCTCGTTTCTTGAGTACGTAATTGGCTACTGTGTCTGGTCCGTCGCCTTTGTCCACGGTTACGCTGTTTTGCAGGTTTTCGTCCCTGAACCATTCGTTATAGATCAGGTTATATGCCCTCAGTGGCAGGGCGCTGTGTGATACCGTCGCGCCTCCTAATACCTGTCCTACCGTTGGCAGTCCCATGTAGTCTTGCAGACTGTTTTTTAAGTAGCCGCTTGCCGGGCTTACTTGTTGTGGCGTCACGTAGCTGATGCTGTCGCCGGGGTTTGTTTGTTCGCCTTGAAATTTCTGCCAATTGTTCCAGACTAGTCGATTCGGTACGAAGAACCAGAATGTATCCATGTGCAGGTTGTCCATTACTGGCGTTGTTGGTGTTGCTAGTCGGCAGAATGCTGTCATTCGTAGATTGAATGCGTCCCCCGGTAGTACTTCGTCCACGTAGATTGGTATTAGCCATGCGCCGTCGAAGGTCGTTTTGAGTGCGCTTTGGATGTTGAATTTGCTTCGTGGTATGTCTGCGCGTGGCACCATTGCGAAGTTGTGCGGGTCGACGCTTGCGTTTTTGTGCATCATGATGATTATTTATCCTTTGAAGTCTTCTGCGCGTCCCAGTAGTTCGGGCGCGTTTGGTGTGATTTCGCCTGTTTCGTCGTTGAATGTTCCGACGTGGTACAGCTCGTAGTCTGTAGGGTTCCCATGAATGGGTGTCTGTGGGTCGTTGACTGCTTGTCTGAAGCTTCGTATTGCTTCGTTTCGTGTGTGTACTGTCATAACCGGTGCGTATGCTTCTGTTGCCCTGTCGTACAGTGATACTAGTAGTTTCATATTGTCCTTTTTAGTTGTTGAATTTTAGCGATAGTTACTTGCTCTTTTACTGCAAGTCTTTCCGGCGTGTTGTCCGCCCGTTGTTGATACCCGTTCCATTCGCGGATCTCCTTGAAGTCCCGCAGTTTTTCCGGGTCTAGTTTTTTCAGTATTTTGTCGTAAAATTTTGGTACGTTCGTTTCCTTTCCGTTGATGATGATTTTGTCATTTGTGTATACGTCCTTCATGTGGAACCTCAACCAGTCTCCACCTATGCCCGGCTTCCGGCTCATTTCGTTGAATTCTGGTACTAGGCTATATTCGCCTAGGAAGTCGTATCGTTTGTAATGTTCCTCGGCTTGTTCGCCGTTGATTTTTTGCATGCAGTAGCGTGCAATGTATGCAGCACTTTCGAATGTTGCATCGCCTGTGCTAGCGTGACCCATTCCCCATAGTTTGGTGAGTCCTTCGGACGTGAATATTTTTTCTTTGCTTTCTGATAGTTTGAAGTATGTTTTGTCTTCCCAATCGTGGTTAAACAAGAGTGCGTGGTAGTGCGGTCTGTCGAGTGTTCCGTATTCGCCGCACATATAGAATCGGATATTTTCACCGTGTTTCTTCCTTAGTCGTTTCATGAAGAGGACGAAGTCTAAGTATCTTAGTCGTCCTCTGTCTGGAAGGTTTTCGTCGTTGTACGTAAGTGTAATGAAGCAGTTTCGTTTATACATTTTGGTTTCGTGTACGGCGCGCATTGCCCATATTCGGCTGCGCTCCAATCGGCATCCGACGCATTGTCCGCATGCGATTGTGATTTCAGTTGTCGAGCCATGTCGTCTAAGTTCGCTGAATACTACACTTCCGTTTTCTGCCCTGTAACCCGTTATTGGGTGATAGCAGGGCATTTTTTACAGCCTAATGCCGCCTCTCATTGGCGCGCTGTTGATGTTGGCTGCTTTCGTTGTTTTGGCGTTGTGATTAAACGCCTTTGCACTTCTGTGCTTGTTCACTGGTGAACGTTTCATTTTGCGAGTATCTTTCGAGCGAGTGTTTCGATTTTGATTAACTCTGCTTGCCAGAGTTGTTTGATTGTTGGCGGTGCATCTGCACTCGCCTTTCGTCCCACCTTTTCAGCGTGGGTTTTTAGTGCGTCTGCTAAGAGCACTTTTTCATCGTCTTCGAAGATCTGTTTGGTCTTCGTGTCTTCTGCTTGGCTTGCCATTTTTTTCCTTTCTTGCGGTGTCTACCGCGTTACGTGGGTTATTCCACGTTTGTAGTTTACTACTTATTTTATTTATTTCTACTATTTTTCCTTTATATTTTTCCAGATTGTTATATCGTTATTGATGTAATGTTTGTTTATTACTTCTTGATAGACAGGTTTTCTGTCTTCCCGGGTATGGGGCGGAGCTCCATGTAGGCGGGGTACCCGCCGTAACTTTTGCCCTGGCATACTGCCGGGCTTTCCGCGTGTCTTATTCAAGCGCGCGTCCCCCAATGCGAAAAGGCCCCGAACGGGGCCTTGAGCGAGGGGTAGACCAGTTTTCTACTTGATGTAACTGGTCTGAGTGACACCTCTTTGGTTCACTCTTATTTAACCGGGTCTGGTGGCTTAACGTCCGGCTTCGGCGTTGGTACCTCCGGTTCTTTTCTTTTTATTGCGAGGCCCAATTTTACGGCCTCTTCTCCGTTTTCTTCGTCCTGCATGAATTCCATGAATTGCTGCGGGTCGTTTTGGAATCGTGCGCGTGCTTTTGCTGGTAGCTGCATGAATTCCGTGTTGGCTTTAACTATTACGTTCATAGCCGTTTGGAAGTCGAATGTTTCTTCGAATTCCTGTGTTTGTGGGAAGTTGATCGCTGGCGGCATCTCTCCTGTTACCCCAAACCTTTCCACAATTGTGTTGATGTCTACTTCGTCTTTAAACTGTTGTTGTGTTTTGCTTTCTGGCCCAGTGTCTGTGCCTGTTGCGTTGCTTACTTTGTCCGTATCGTAGTTATACGGTGTTCTGATGAATGGCGTTACTACTTCGCCTGTTTCTGAGTCTATCATTTTGTCAGTCCTTTTGTGGTGTTGAGTACTTTTCCTGCTGAGTTGAGGATTGTTCCTAATGCTCTTCCCCATGGGCTTGCATCTCCTCCCAATGTTTTTTCGAATGCTTCAAGGTTTTTAGCTCCTTCGATTTCTGTTCCTGCTAATGTTGTTAGTACACGTTTGTAGGCTACTTCTGCCTCCGTTTGTGTAATTTGTTCCATTCGCATACGTCTGTCGATATCTGCTAGTGCTGTTTGTGCCCTTAGAAGGTTTCCTTTTTCTGTTTCGTTCCAGTGTTGTTTCATTACAAGCTGAATTTCTTCTCTTGTTTTGTCAAGTTGAGTTTTTAGGTTTTCTGTTTCTTGAGCCATTTTTCCTGTGCTGGTTGTTGTGTTCCCAGTTTGGGCTTCGATGAGCTTTGTTTGTGCCTTTATTTGGTCGGTTTGTGCCTGTTTGTTTACAGTATCTGCGTTTACGTTAGCGATTGAGGATTGCGCTGAGTTTTGTTGTGCGCTCGTTAGTCCTTTGTTTAATACTGGTGGTCCAGCTGCTGCGCTCGTTGCTCCGTTGCTGTATGCTAGCATTGGATTGAGTCCTGCTGCTTGCAGGTCTTTTGTAGTATCCTGATACGCTGTTTGTCGCAGTTCTCTTTGTTGTGCGTATGCAGTCTGGTTGGTTTTTTCCGCGTCATCTCTTCCCAGTAGTTCGTCTCCTATTCCTCCTAGGATGCTCCCTACAGGTCCGAAAAAGCTGCCGATTCCGCTGAATAGTCCCATGATCAGAAGTGGTCGATTAGACCCGGTACGCTGTACATTGGTAACAGTCGTGCTGCTTTCAGGTTGAAGAATGCGTCCATTAGGAACTGTTGTCCGTCTGCTGCTGCTCCTACCGCTGTTGTTCTGCTGATTACCTCTTGTGCGCTGTCTGTTATGAATGCGTCATTTAGCGTTGGTAATGCTGTGAATTTTTGCGCGTAGTGCCAGTAGTCGAGTGTGGGCGTTGTTGTTCCTCGGAATAGTCCTGTTATCATACTGGGGCGATACCTGTATTCAGCCCATCTTTCTTGGTATCCGAACACGTTGTTGTCGTTGGCATCGCCTCGGACGTAGATTTCTTTGTTGAGGATGCTTTGTTCTCCGAGCATTGCGAAGACTGGCATGTAGTAATCATACCGTGTTGAGCGGCTCCACATGCGGCGCAAACCTTGTTGATATGTAAGGTCGGCCCGTACGTTTGCGAGTCCAATGATGACGCCGTGTTCCGTGAACGCTTGATTAAAGCCATCAGATTGTTTAAGCACTGTTCCCATTGCCGCAAGGTTGCCAAGCGGAGTTGAAGCGCCTGTTGTTCCCGTGGGTCCAGTTTGTGCGATTGGATTGATGTTAACCAGAGTGCTTCCACCGCCAAGGTATTCAGGTCTTTGCAGTCGTGCATCTGG